ACCTCAAGCGGGCCAACCCGGGGAAGTCGAAGGCCGATGAGCTTGGCGAGCGACGTGCTGCTCGGCGTGCAGCACCCCCAGATCGTGCACCCACCGCCCGACGTGGTCAGCCTCGACGCAGCAACGGAAGCCATCGAGCTAGCTGACGCGTACGGGATCTGCGACGGGCATCCGCTCGACGAGTCGCAGAAGTTCACACTCCGCCTCGCCCTCGGCGAACGAGCCGACGGGTCGTGGGCGGCGTCGGCAGTCGGTGATTTCGAACCGAGGCAGAACGGCAAGAACGACACCTGCAACGCCCGGGAGCTCGCCGGGCTGATCCTGTTCGGCGAGCGGCTGCAGATCCACACCGCCCACGAGTTCGCAACGGCCAACGAGTCGTTCCTGCGTCTGGTGGGGGTGTTCGAGAACTGGGATGATCTGCGCCGGCGGGTGGCCCGCATCCGCTACGCCAACGGCGAGCAGGGGATCGAGCTCCTCTCCGGCCAGCGGTTGAAGTACCGGGCCCGGACCGGTGGCTCTGGTCGAGGGTTCGCGAAGGCGGACCTCACCGTGTACGACGAAGCGCAGCACCTCCAGGCCGAGCACGTCGCCGCGTCGGGCCCGGCGAAGTTGGCGAACCCGAACTCGGTGTCGTGGTACATGGGTTCCGGCGGGCTGTCGACCTCGGTGAACGCCTGGCGGTTGCGGCTCCGAGCGCTCAGTGGGAACGGCGGCCGGCTCGCCTACGTGGAACACACCGCCGAAGACGTGTCTCTCGACAGCAACGGCAACGTCGCCTCTCACCGCCCAGACGTCCTCGACCGGCATGCGTGGGCGATGGCGAACGCCGCGTACGGGTACCGGATCACCGACGAGAAGCTGCTTGACCTGTACGACGAGCTCGGCCCGGAGATGTTCGGCCGGGAGTGCCTGAATCTGTGGGACCCGTTGCCCGGGTCGCAGGGGCAGCTGGTCATCCCGATCGAGGTGTTCATGGCCCGCCACGACCCCAACTCGGAGCCTGTCGCTCCGGTGACGTTCGGGGTCGCAGCATCCGACGACCGGCAATGGGCAAGCATCTCCGTCGCCGCCCGCCGAGGTGACGGGCTGCACCACATCGAGGTTGTCGATCACCGACCTGGTGTCGACTGGTTGGCGCCGCGGGCTGTGGAGCTTTCCCGCAAGTGGGGTGGCGCGACGGTGGCGATCCTCCCCGGGTCCGCCGCCGGGTCGGCGATCGCCGAACTCGAGGCGGCCAAAGTGAAGCTGGAGAAGGTCTCCGGGCAGGCGTTCGGCGGGTACTGCGGTGCGTTCATCGACGCCTTCAACGGCCCGTCCCCATCCGTGTTCCATCGCGAAGGCCCACAGAACGTGGCCCGATTCCGGTCAGCGTTGAAGTCCGCACGTCTGCGACCGGCCGGCACGGTGCGGGTGTGGGCGTGCGATCCGACATCGGACATCACAGCTCTGGTGTCGGCCACGTTGGCGTTCGGGGTGCTCCCGGCCGCCACCGCCCCGAAGTCCAAGTCGCTGTCGTTCGTGCTCTGAGGGGAGCGGTAGATGCAGGTGATGACGTTCCCCGATCGGGTCGCGACAAAGGCGCAGCAGGTCAACGTGGTCCGGCTCGTGCTGTCCCTGTTGATCCTGCCGTTCTGGTTGCTCGGCGTGTTCGTCGGCGTGCTGTTCCTGGTTGTGTCGTGGGCGTACGCCGGGGCGCAGGTCGGGTTCAGCGACGCCCGATCGATCCGCCGTGAGCGCGTCGAGTGATGCTCGCTGATCGGGTGGCGGCCGCCCGCGCGTCGAAGCCCACGTTGGTGCGTTCCGACCCGGTGTCGATGGAGGAGTTCGGCTATCTGCTCGGCGCCGGCCGGGGCAATGTGATCCGCACGAAGGCGGGCGCGTCGGTTGGCCCGATGCGTGCCCTCGGCCTCTCCGCCTGGTACTCGGGTGTCCGCTACCTGGCCGAGACGGTGGCGTCGCTGCCGGTCGGCTCGTACCGTGACGACGCGGTCGGACGGTCGGAGCGTGCCAAGCCGGTGTGGATGGCCCGCCCCGATGTCGAGCTGCCGTGGTTCCAGTTCGTCGAGCTGACGATGATGGCGCTGCTCCACAAGGGCAACTCGTACACGTTCAAGATGCGCAACCTCGCCGGCCAGGTGATCGGTCTGCGGGAGATCCACCCTGACCGGGTGACGGTCGGTGTCGCCCCGGATGGCACGAAGCGGTTCCTGGTGGATCGCATCGAGCGTGAGTTCACGACCCGTGAGATTCTCCACATCCCGGGCCTCGCCTACGACGGCCGGGTGGGGATGAACCCGATCCAGGTGTTGGCCGAGCCGCTCGGCGGGATCGCCGCCACCGACGACTACGCCTCCCGGTTCTTCGCCTCTGGTACGCACGTCGGCGGGATCATCTCGTTCGCAGAGGACATGACCCAGCAGGAAGCGCAGGACCGCAAGCACATCTGGGACACGTTCCACGAGGGTCTGCTGAACGCTCACAAGACGGGCGTGCTGACCGGTGGCGCGAAGTACGAGCGGATCTCCCTCGACGCACAGTCGACGCAGCTGCTCGAGTCCCGCCAGTACGGGGTGTCCGAGGTGTCGCGGATGTTGCGCATCCCCCCGCACAAGCTGTACGACCTGACCCGGGCGACGTTCTCCAACATCGAGCACCAGTCGATTGAGGCCGTCGTCGACAGTGTCCGCCCGTGGTGCACGCGCATCGAGGCGTTCATCAACTTCGACCCGGACTTGCAGTCGCCCGGCAACTTCGTCGAGTTCAACCTCGAGGGGCTGCTCCGTGGTGACACCGTCGCCCGCGCCGATTTCTACAAGTCGGGCATCACGGCCGGTTGGTTGACGCCGGCGTCGGCTGCTCGCCGTGAGAACGAGCCGGCGCCCCCGGAGATCGACTACTACCAGCGCCCGCTGAACACCGCCGTCATCCGCGAGGGCCAACCCGAGTTGACGAACGAAGAGGTGCCCGCATGAACTACGCCGAGATCACGCGGACCGTGCCGCTGCTCGACTACGAGATCGCACGCGACGGCGACGGCCGGACGGTGACCGCATATGCGGCGGCGTTCGGTAACTCGTACGAGGTCCGCGACCAGGACGGCCACTACGACGAGATCGTGAACGCCAAGGCGTTCAACCAGGCGATCCGCCGCGGAGCGGTGCGCACGGCGCAGGTGCACTTCAATCACGGCCTGACCTTGTGGGGCACACCGTCGGATCGTTACTCGATGCCGGTCGGCGTCCCCGAGGAGATCCGCGCCGAGCCGCTCGGGCTGCTCACCGTCACCCGCTACGCCAAGACGGAGCTCGGTGACGAGATCCTCCAGTTGTGGCGTGACGGTGCGATCCGCGGGCAGTCGTTCCGCGGTGAGGTGTACCGCTCGGCCAAGCCGAAGCCCGGCCCGAATGGGCGGCCGATTATCGAGCGGATGGAGCTCGGCCTGCGTGAGTACGGCCCGACTCCGAACCCCGCCAATGCCGCCGCCGGTCTGGTGGCGATCCGTTCTCAGCTGCTCACTGATCTCAGTGAGATGACCCCGGAGGAGCGCCGGGAGCTGGCTGCGCTTCTTGCCGAGACCCCAGCGCTCGGCGATGACCCCCGCGAACCCACCGACCCTGACCCCGCCTTGGCGCCGGTCGAGTCGCCTGAGGCCGGGCCGTCGATCGACCTGCTGGAACTCGCGAACGCCAACCGGCGTCGCCGACTCTCATAGAAAGCGAACCCCGCAATGAGGACCCTCCAAGAACTGCAAGACGAGCGCGCTCGCCTGCTCAACGTCATCGATGACGTGATCCGCACGGCCCAGGCCGACGGCGGCCGCGCGCTCACCGATGACGAGCGCACCCGCCACGACGACGCGGTCACGGCGCTCGAAGGCCCCGACGGCGTCGACGCTCAGATCGTGATCCGCACCGCCGAGGCCGGCGACGCCGACCGCGCCGCCGCACACATCGCCCGCTCGGCCCGCTTCAACGTGCCGAACGTCAACGTCCGCGGCAATGAGTCCGTCGGCGCTGGCGTCACCCGCGACCTCGATGAGATCCTGTGGGCGACCGACACCGTCGTCCGGGCCACGTCTGGCAACGCTCAGATCCCCATCGAGCAGGTCATCGTGCGCTCGAAGCACGACAACGGCCCCGGCAAGCTCGCCCCTCGCATCACGGCGTTCAAGCTGGAAGACCGCGAACTGGTGCGCAGCTTCCAGCAGACCGTTGCCGACATGGCGATCGTCGGAATGATGGTCGACCGCGACGCAAACACGTCGGCCAAGGGCTTCCAGGTCGCCCGCAGCCTCCCGCAGTTCAAGGACCGCTGGAACGGCATCCTGCGTGCGATGGACGTCGACACGTCTGCCGAAGGTACCGAGTGGGTCCCGACCGGCATCGGGGCATCGCTCCACGAGAAGGTGCGGGCATCCGGCAAGGTCGCCCCGCTGTTCGCTCGGATCAACCTGCCGACGAACCCGTGGAAGTGGCCGCTCGAGGGCGCCGACCTCACCGCCTACCGGGTGGCTGAGCCGACCGCCGACAACGCTTCCAAGGTCACCGCATCCACTGCGGGCACCGCGGCGGCCACGTTCGACGCCGAGATCCTCGGTGCTCGCACGCTGTGGTCCCGCTCGCTCGACGCCGACTCGGCCATCGCCATCATGGGATTCCAGCAACGCAAGCTCGTTCAGGCGTTCGTTGACGCCGAGGAGCGTGCAGTGCTTGATGGCGACTCCGACGGAACGCACCAGGACGCCGACGTCCAGGCCATCGGCGCAACCGATGCCCGCTCGGCGTGGGACGGCCTCCGCAAGAAGGCCCTCGCCCAGACCGTCGCCACGGCGACGACCTGCACGGCGTTGAACCTCGGCATCGTCCGCAAGGCGATGGGCAAGTGGGGCGTGAACCCCGCCGACCTCGCCTTCATCATCGGCGTGTCGAACTACCACGCGCTGCTCGCCGACACGAACCTGCTCACCGTCGACAAGATGGGACCGAACGCCGTCATCCTGAACGGCCAGGTCGGCTCCGTCTTCGGCGTGCCGGTGATTGTCAGCGAGCACGTGAGGGAGGTCTTGAATGCGAGTGGCGTCGAGGACGGCATAACTCAGACCAAGACCTACATGCTCTGCGTGAACCGCAACGAGTGGGCGCTTGGCACCCGCATGGCGCTGGACGTCGAGACCGACGACAGCATCTATCGGGAGAGCTACCAGCGTGTCGCCGTGGCGTTCATGCGGGAAGACCTGCAATGCATCGGGTCTGCCGCAACGGACGAGAACACGGCGATCGCGTACAACGTCACGCCCTGATTCGCGACTGAGGGCCGGAGCGTCGATGCGCTCCGGCCCTCTTGCCGACCACCTATCTTGGAGGTGTCCGACATGTCGGATCGTACTTGCGTGGCCGTTGGCTGCGTTGAGACGCTGGCGGGCCGCGCCACGAAGTTTTGCTCTACGAGATGCCACAAGCGGGAGAGCCAGCGCCGCCGAACCGGCTTCTACGAGCGAGCCAGCACTGCGACTTGCAGAGACTGCGGAACCGATCTTGCTGCTCCGGTTCTCGGTACCGAGTTCTTTCGGGCTCCCGTTCGCTGCAAGCCGTGCGCATCGGCCCGCCACGCGGCGCTCCACGCCGAAGCGTATTCGGCGAGTCACGACCGAACCCCGATCGAGTTTCGTCGGTGCCTGGAGTGCGACTGCGTGTTCGTCTATCCCGGCCGCGACAAGTTCTGTTCGGAGCGTTGCCGGAGGACGAACAAAGGGCGCAATGCCCGAGCTCGGCGGCGAGTTCGTCAGTCCGGGCTTCCATCCGAGCCGATCTCGTTGTTCATCCTCGGTTGCCGCGATGGCTGGACATGCCACATCCGTCGCGGCCGAGTCCGCCGCCGCAGAGGCAACGACAGCCGTGCTCCGTCGATCGACCACCTGATTCCCGTTTCGGACGGCGGGCCGAACGTGTGGTCGAACGTGGCTCTTGCTCACAAGGGCTGCAATTCGCGCAGGAGGACGGGCGGCACCGCCCAGCTTCGACTCATCTGAAGACAACCCGGCCGTGGTCGCCGCGGCGATCGACTACCTAGCAAGGAGCCAGTGATGGCACAGAACCCATCAGGCGATGACAACCTCGCCGGCAACGTCTACACCGACATGGAAGGCGACGTCCACGCCAACGGGACGAGCGTCTGGGCGGAAGGCGCCAAGTTCCGTCTCGGCACCCCGCCGATCGTCACGATCGTGTCGGGCGTGGCGACGGTCACGACTGGCTTCGTGGCGCTCGCCGCGGAGTCGGGCACGACGGACACGGTCGACACGATCACCGTGTCCGGAGCGGTCGACGGTGACCTGTTGCTGATCGTCCCCGACGCTGGCGACACGATCACCATCGACGACGCGAACATCAACCTCGGCGCGGCAACCCGTGCGCTCGCTCCCGGCGGATCGATGTTGCTGTACTACAACGCCACGAAGTGGAACGAGCTGACGTTCCTCGCCGGCGCCGACAACGCCTGAGTTCCCCCATGCTGGCCGGTTTCGTCGCCTCGTTGGCGTACAAGCCGGGCTGGCGGTTCAAGTTGGCCGGACCCGGCAACCGGTTCCTGTGTGTCTACGCGGAGACGCCTGACTCGCAGCGACCGGCCCGGACCCGGCTGACTCAACATCAGTTCGAGTTCCCCGACCCGTTGCCCGATGAACGGGATCTGTGTCGGTGGGTGCGTGACCGGCTGCTCGAGGTGGAGCGGCATGAGTGCTGCGAGTTCCTAGCGTTCGCCGGTCGCCGCCCGTTCTTCCCGAATCATCAAGACGAGGGTTCCCCCTACGCCGATGTCGAACGCTGGGACTAGGCGGCGGAACGCAGCCGCTCGATGTAGGCGTCGAGCGCATCCTCTGGCACGAGGCGGCGTGAGCCGAGCTTGCAGCTCTCGATCTCGCCCTTGCTCGGCAGCGTCCAGAGGTTCGTGCGACCGATCGGGAGCCGATCGAGCACATCGTCGATTGACAGCAAGCGGGATGTCATTTCCAACCTCCACAGCGGGTCACGCCTGAATTCGTGTGAACGCAAAGTGTAGTCACTTAGGGAGCACGCGTCATGTCCTTGAAGCCGATCCGCCCCCATCTGCGGACGATCCACAACGGTTCGATCTCGACCGTCCGCACGCAGGTCAACATCCCGCCCGGTGGTGAGTTGACGGTGCCGGATGTCGTGGCCGAGCAGCTCCAGCGGGATCACTCCGCGTTCAAGGACGGCGAGGCGCCGCAGTCACTCCTCGACGTCCTCGCAACGGTCGAGGAGATCCTCGCCCCGGACGTGGCTCCAGAAGCCTCGGATTCGTCTCTCAGTGCCCCGGAGAGCGACGCAAAGCCCAAGGCTGCCCCGAAGGCCGTCAAGTCCAAGAAGGGCTGACCGATGGCCGTCGCCACGAACAGCTATTTTGAGCCGGACGAGCTCGCCGCCTACATGAAAGACCCGGAGTACAACGCCAACGACCAGACGGCGTACATCTCGGTGTGCGAGGCGGGCTGCCGGGCGGTGGATGCGTGGTGTGGGCGGGGGTTCTACCTCGACGCCGACGTGTCGCCACGGGCGTACGTGGCGCCGCGCTACCCGGTGCGGTTCCTGGTCGATGACTTCGCGACGACCACCGGCCTGCTGGTGGCGACGGACGAGGATGCCACAGGGACGTTCGAGACGTCGTGGACGATCACGACCGACTTCCGGGTGTTCCCGGTGAACCAGATCGGTCACACCGGGGAGACGGTCGCCTACTACGAACTCGTGCCCACCGGGCAGCGGTCGTGGCCGTACTCAACGTACGGCCTGCCGACGATCCAGGTGACGGCAAAGTGGGGCTGGCCGTCGGTGCCGCCGGCGGTGAAGCGTGCGGCTTTCATCCTCGCCGCCAACCTCGACGCGTTGCGTGGTGGCCCGGTGACGGTCGATGGGAATGCGATGGTGCAGCGACTGCTGCAGCCGTACCGTCGTGGTGACCGTGTGTTCGGTGCGGCCTGATGGCATCGCTGAACGAGTGCATCGACGCCCTGGCCCAGACGATCCGCACGTATGCGACGGCGCGGGTGTACGACTACGTGCCGTCCCCGGCGATCGCTGACAGCGTGGTCATGCGCCCTCCGTCGTCGGAGAACCTGTCGTTCAGTCGGGGCACCATCGAGTACGTCGTCGAGCTGCTCGTCATCGCCGGGTCGATGAACGAGAAGGGCGCCCAGCGGTGGCTGAACGATCAGATCACCGGCAACGGTTCGTCGTCGATCGCCGGCGCCATCTTCGAGCACCCGACGTTGGGCACCGCCACCACTGAGAGCACCGGCGCAGCGGACGCAACCATGACCGCTTCGACGCTCGGGTTTCGTGACTACGGCTTGGTGTCGTTCGACGGCGGCGCGACGCAGCACTGGTCAGCGGTGATTCCCGTGCGAATCCTTACGGAAGGCAACACCTGATGGCAGCAGCCGTTATCACGAACGGGCTCGTGCTCGTCGGCTCGTTCGACGCGACGTGCTTCACCGGGCAACTGGCGACGTCGCCAGCCGAGGTCACACTGAACACGACCACGACCCTGTGCTCCGGCGGGTTCGAGACGAACATCCCGGGCATCAAGATGGGCGGCCTGTCGCTGTCCGGCAATGCCGACATGGCATCGACGGGGATCACGATGAACATCACCCCGACGAACATCGGCACCCAGTACGCGTGGGGCGCATCGCTGCCCGGTTCTGCCGCCGCCGATCCGGCTGTGTTCGGTCGTGGGCTGTTGACGAGTTACACCCCGATCGAGGGTGCGATCGGCGACAAGGCGTCGTTCGCGATGACGTTTCGTCAGGATCTTGTCACTGTCCTCAACGGGCAGCTCGCTTCGACGTTGGCGGCGCGCACGTCGACTGCGAACGGGACGATCCTGACGATGACGGGCCCGACGGCGTCGCAGCGGTTGTACGCCGGTCTGCACATCACCGCCGCGTCGGGATCGACGCCGACGCTGGACGTCACGATCGAGTCCGCCGCGCTCGTCGGGTTCGGTTCGCCGACGACCCGCATCACGTTCACGCAGGCAGCGGCGGCGGGTTGGCAGTTCTCCTCGGTTGCCGGTGCCGTCACTGACGGGTTCTGGCGGGCCGTGTTCACCATCGGCGGATCGAGCCCGTCGTTCACTGTCGCCGTCTTCCTCGGCGTCGCGTAAGTCCCCAACAAGGAGCAACACAGCATGGCCGCATTCACCCTCACCAGCACGATGCCGCTTGTCGGCGCCGCGTGGACGGGAACGGCCCCGGGGCTTCCGGGGACGCAGTCCGTGTCCGGCACGATCACCTCGACGTCGGACCTGTCGACGTACTGCCGCAACGTCGGTGTCACCCTCGACGCTGCACCGCAGCCGACGACGAACTTCGGTTCCGGCGGGTATGAGACGAACATCGTCGGGCTCAAGTCCGGGTCGATCACGTTCCAGTTCAACCAGGATCTGGCGGCGTCCCAGTTGCACGCGATCGTCAACACGACCCTCGGTGGGTTGGGGTCCCTCGCCTACGTTGACCTCAAGGCGACCTCGGCGTCACGGGGTGCGACCAATCCGTCGTTCGTGGCGGCGTTCTACATCACCACGTACACGCCGATCTCCGGTTCTGTGGGTGATGTGAACACGGTCGACGTGACGTGGCGGTTCACGGGTGCGTTCGCCTTCCTGACGTCCTGAGCGATGGCCGACACCTTCGCTTCCTTCTCCCGCAAGATCGGCGACCTGGAGTCCGAGCTCGACGGCTCGAAGCTGAAGGCGAAGCTCGAGCAGATCGGCAAGGAGTCGAAGGGCGACGCCGAGAAGGCGGTCCGCGGCGATCTCGGCGACCTGAGCATGTCCAACTGGAGAAGGGGTTCCCCGATCCAGATCCTCGCCCGGTACGACTTGCGTTCCGATCATGAGATCGAGGTGACGCCGTCGCCGCGTGCTCGTGGCCCGTGGCGTGTGCTCGAGGACGGCCGCCGGGGTGGTGCTGCGACGGACCTGGTCCTCGTGGGTCGGGTGCGGAAGTCGGGTACTCGTCGGGCGAAGTCCCGTGGTCGCAATCAGGGTGGCACGGCGGGCAAGTCAACGTGGTCGGATGCGGTGGCGATCATGGAGCGGGAAACCCCGAAGCGGGTCGACCGGTACGTGGTGGAGGCGGCGATCCGCAAAGCGGGAGTGTGACGCGTGGCTGATAACAAGATCCGCGTTCTGATCGACGTTGTCGCGGACAGGGCGTCAGCGTCGCTCGGCAACTTGCGCAGCGATCTGTCGAACACCGAGGGTGCGTTCGGGAGGCTGAGGGTCGCCGGTGGCGGGGCGATGGACTTCCTGAAAGGGCACGCGGCCGAGTTCGCCACGGCGGCTGCGGGGGCGCTCGTCGCGTTCGCAACGAAGGCGGTAGGCGAGTTCAACGCTTTGGCGCTGGAGGCAGGCAAGTTCGCCGACGCCACCGGCATCGCAGTCGAGGATGCTTCGCGGTGGATTGAAGTTGCCGGAGATGTCGGTGTCGGCACTGAGACCATCCAGGGCGCAATCCTGAAAATGAACAAGGCGATCGGCGCCGGCGGGTTGAAGGAGTTCGAGGGCGACATCGTTCGCACCAGCGACGGCGTCGTCAATGCCAGCGCCACGTTCGAGAACCTGGTTACCAAGATCGGAGCGATCAAGGATCCGACGGAGCGGGCGAAGGCGGCGCAGGAAGCGTTTGGCAAGTCGTACGGTGACATCTCCGAGTTGATGGAGATGGACGCCGATGATCTCCGCGAGGCGCTTGAGAGCGTCAGCGATGCGAAGGTCATCGATAGCGGAGAGGTCGAGAAGGCTCGCGATTTCCGCGACGCGATGGACAACCTCAAGGGCAAGACCGAGGATCTCGCCCTGACACTCGGCGAGTCGCTGGTTCCGGCGCTCACCGATGTCGCAGAGGTCGCAGGGGCGGCAGGGGACGTGCTCGGCACGGAGTTGCCGGGCGGCATCAAGGTCATTGACGCCCTGGTAGAACCGATCGCCGGCAAGTTCCGCGCCGCCGGCGACTCAATCCAGCAGATGAAGGGCGATCTGTACGACCTCGATCCCGTGGTTCAGGGCGTCACGGAACGGCTCGCCGAGCAGGCGGTGGCGTCTGAGGCGGCCGCGTCTGAGGCCACCGCTTCGACGGCTGCATACACCGAGTTCTCAGGCGGCATGATCGACGCCAGCAGCAACGTGGTCGACTTCGATCACACCCTGGTCGACATGGGTGTGGAGGCCGACCGGTCACGCCGGAAGATCGACGACATGTCCGGCGCCGTCGGACGGTTGCAGGATCTGTTGTCCAATCGCGACGCCTACGACAACGCCATCCAGGCGCAGAACGAATTGATCTGGGCAAACCAGATCGCGATCGACACGGCCAGGAATCAGAAGGCGACGGAGGAAGAGAAGGCGGCGGCGCTCGACGCGTCGAAGGAAGCCTTGCGCAGGTCGATCGACGAGACGCTGACCTACATCGAGACCGTTGGTGGCATCCCTCCGAAGCAGGAGACGATCATCCGGGCGTTCCTCGACGAGGGGAAGCTCGCTGAGGCCGAGGCGTGGCTCGCCCACCTCGCCCGTGCCCGGAC